CGTCTAAAGCATATGTAGTAGCTTGATAACTCTCACTATAATCAAAGCCCCACTTAATAGCTACTGATTGATTAGTACCCCCAATCAATACCCAACCAATCTTCTTTAGTAACTTAAGATTTGTAGATGCATCAAAGTCAAAATAATTAGTATAGTAAGCAAGACGATAACTAGAAGTATTATCAGCGTAGCCGTAATATTTAGCAATATATCCTGGCTTACCTAAGTATAAGTCTCTAGCTTGTGTTACAAAGAATGACTTAGGTTCAATACTATCCCACACCGTAACTCTCATAGAACCATCTTGCAGTGCAGCACGAGTATCAAAACAATATACAAATTTAGTTGTAGGAAGAGTTAATAAATATATAGCATCTCTTTCATAGTAAATGCTTTTAATCTTAGTTAAGTCTGTCTCAGATGCTACGGCAGCCATTAGTTCATCACGAACATTCTTAGAGATGTCTCGCATTGGCATAGACTTCTCTTGGATGATTCGCTGTAGACTACGAACTCCTGAGTCAGATAAAAACAATACATCTGTTGCAATGTTCTGTACTGAATCTCTAGCAATACATCCTACATTATAGATAACTTCAACAAGTGTTAACGCTCCTGTGTCTAGAGGATTAGCATAGATTGCTATGTTCTTACGACCAAAGAATATAATATATCCGTTATGTGCTGCAGCAGCGACTACAGGATCACCGTTAGGTAATACTTCTTGTAGGTTTAAGTACCCAGCAGAGCCATTTAAAAAGTCTGTACCAGCTAGTAAGTCGCTGAAATAGACAGTCTGAGTGTCTCCTGAGATACCACCACACCAGATTCTACCGTAAGCAGACAACACCCAGCTAGGCATGAATGTTGCTGTGCTATGATTAGAAGGTAACTTAGCGTCATCTCCTACACGTTGGTATCCAAATGTACCGCTATTGTGAGCATCAAAAGCTCCGCCTGATGTAGGTAGCTCATGATACACCAACATAGGATGTGCAGCTTGTGCTAAATACACATGAGGATGGAAGTCAGTGATATCTCCATAAGACATTGCAGCACCCTGCCAATTGTTTGCAGTGATGGTATAAGTAGCGTCACCGCTGTTAGTAGTGTTACGCACTGTCTTAGTAGTCATTGTAGTAGTTCCTACGAATAACTTATTATTACCAGCACTTAACACTTGATTACTACCACCATCTACTAATTCAAATATAAACTCTACTGGATTACCTGATCCTAAGTCAGTATTAACTGCAGAGTTTACTGTAGTCCATCCACGACGAGCACCGATACGACCATACTTATCGATCACACAGTTCTGAGCTTTTAGTGCATACCCAGAAGACAAAGTAATACTAGACTCTTGTAGATTGAGTCCATAGAATCCAGGAGCTGCTATAGACGATGTCTGTAGTTGACTAGCCATTAGTTCCACACCCACTGTTGTTCTTCTATATACCGTCCTGATTCGAGTGCTATAGCGTCTGCTAAGCTCTGCTTCATTAACTGATATGTCTCCCCAGCTTGTACTCCTCCATCCTCACCACGCTCTGCCTGAGCCCTTGCAAGAGCACCTAAGATTACAGGCTCTTCAGGTACTAATAAATTATCAGCGTTAACTGCTAAGGGTACTTGTGGTTTAATAATATTAAAACGAAGGTTATAAGCACCATCAGGAATAGGGTATAAGTCTACCTGAGTATTTCCACTGGAATTAACACCATTGAAGTTATAATATGCAGGAGACCCCTTCTGAGGAGTGGTCATTAAGAACTGCTGATCCATCCACCTGGTCGAGGCTAATTCTACAAAAGCATTTTGAGTATCATTAATAACATCGATAACTCTGAATCTTTGACCTGAGCCCACTAGAACATAGTTAAACACATCTGCTGTAGTGGTAGCAGAAAGGGTATCAGACAAAGCATTCCAGTTGTAGGAGTCTTCCACAACCCTCTTAGAATCATTGACAAATCTAGCAATCAATTTTACATAGGCATTATCAGATACCGAGGAAGCCTCAGGTTCACGCAGCCTAATCAGTACGTCATTTACTAGTTGAATGTAGTTCATATCTTATATTATACCATAAAATTGATTAAAAGTCAATACCCTACTTAACAGTCCCACTTCTTTAGTGCTAAGGCTTTGCGGGTAGGTCTGCCCTTTTCATCCTTCATAGCTCCCTTTATCCCACTCATACGAGCACAGAAGCTCTTACGTCTTCCTGCTGCTTTAGGGGACTTTGCAGCCTCTTTAGCAGAAACTGGAGGCTTCAGGTTAGAGCCTGTCTTCTTGTTGAAGTAAGCCCTTCCTTTAGCGTTTAAACCACCTTCTGGATTCTGATATACCTTCTTAACCATTATCTCTTCTTAGCTGTCTTAGCAGATTCTTTAAAAGCTTTAGCCGTAGGAGCACCTTTACTGCCTACCTTGCGCATCTTCTCTCCAGATCCCTGAGCTATCCTTTTACGTTTAGCTGCGATATTAGAATACAAGCCAGGCTTAGTAGCCACGCATTGCTCCCATCTTCTTAGCTGGCTTAGATACTACCTTAGCACCAGTCTTCTGAGCATACGACTTAGCTTGCTTCTTACCCTTAGTTGTATAGGGGAACTTCTTCTCTTTGACCATTGGCATATTATTTCCTTTTCTTTTGTTTAGCGGCTGATAATGCGATTGCGACTGCTTGCTTCTGTGGTCTTCCTTCTTTGACCATCTTAGAAATGTTCTTACTGATTGTCTTCTGAGACTTACCTTTAGCGAGTGGCATAATTATCCTTATGCAAAGTTTTGTACGGTACTGCGTTGTTCTAATTCCATGCTCACAGTAATAGACATTGAAGATCCTGTCTCAGACTGTACTCGGATCTCATCTCCTTCGTCTAATACTACATATGCACCACCATTAAACTGTACATATTTTCTAGCATCGAGATTATACCCGTCAATAACAACAATCTCAGTATTTTCGCTGGAATCGTACCACCAAAGACTAACTGATTTATTACTACCAGTATGATTACTAATATGTGCTAAAGTCCACTTAGCAATGTTTCTAGTGGGGACAGTAAAGACAGTTGTCTTAACATTAGCAGTTAGGTTTTTACCTACGGAATGTGGTCTGCTCATTTAAGTACCAGAGTTAATAAAGTAATAATAATGAACCCAGCAGTGCCTAGGAGAATCTGTTCTAGTCTCTTTAGTCTAGCGTGAATCTGTTCGTAGCGAACCTTACAGACTTCTTCGTGGCTTAGGAGTTTTAAGTCAGCTTCTGTCATAATTTACTCGTAAAGAATGTTAATAGAGCCAGCATCGAAGGTGTCTGTGCCGTTTACTGTAGTAATACGAACTCGGTCTAATGTGGCTGAAAGGGTTTTAGAGCCAGCAGTGCTATAAAGAAAATCAGCGGCAGTACCACTTCCAGCAAAACTACCATTTGCAGTCCAAACATTACCAGTTAAATTGCACAATGTAAGCAATCCTTGTTGCACATGGGTAGAACTGCTTACTGTTAAACCAAAACCAGTTGTATAACTTGTACCACCTGTTGATGAACCCAAATAAGTACTTACAGATATGTAGCCTGTATTTTCAATACCGCCTGAATCACCTAATTGGATTAACCAGTTAGATGAACCATTTGTTGAAACACCGCTTAACATTACCGTTACACGCTTTACCCAGCTAGGAATACTAGTAAAGTCAATACTTGTTCCGCTTGTGGAGGCTACGGATGTTCCGCTAGTTAAAACACCTACACCTGTAGGAGTTCCGCTAATTGTTGGGCTAGTTAAAGTAGCACTAGTTAAAGTAGGTGTTGTTAATGAAGCACTCGTTAGGTTGGGATTATCGCCTGATATAGTGATTGCCATAATTAAACCTCTTGTGTAAGTTCTACTGTAGGTTCAGCAGGGGTTTCCGCTGGTACTTCAGCTTCTTGTGCGGCTACGGCTGCATCATAAGCAGCTTGTTCTTCTGCTGTGTACTCTACTTGAGTAATTGTGTTAGTTGCTAGGTCTACTACAATTCTGTGTGTCATGATTAGCCTTCGTAAAGAATGTTAATAGAGCCAGCATCAAAAGTGTCTGTGCCGCCTGATGTTGTGATACGCACTCGGTCTAATGTTCCTGATGTAGTTTTTGTACCACCACCGCTATAAACAAATGTTGAAACACCAACGGTGTGTGAAGAAACCCAAACATTACTTCCAACAGCCGTCAAAACTAAATGACCTGAAAAAGTATTAGCCGCACCTGGTGCAAAAATTAAATACCCCGCAGTTGATGTAACTCCACCAGCAGAATTTGTCGGGCCAGCGTATGCACCTGTACTTACATATCCAGTAGTTTCTACACTTCCAGCACCAATTTGAATTAGTAAATTATTTGCTCCGCTAGTAGAAACACCATTAAACATCACAGTAATTCGCTTTACCCATGATGGAATAGAAGTAAAGTCAATACTTGTTCCACTTGTGCTTGCTACAGCAGTTCCGCTAGTAATTACACCACCACCAAATGTGCCTGTAGCGGTTAAGTTAGCAATTGATGTGTTGCCAGTAGTTGTTACACCGCCTGACGCTACAGTTAATCGTGTAGTTCCATTAGATTGAATCTCTACAGTTCCACTTGTATCCGCACTCTGAACCAGCCCTGTGGTTGTACTCGCATTTAGTGTGACAGCCATTATGCTACTCCCTTTGGATGACGAGCCTTGACAGCAAGACAGTCAGCAATGTATTTATCAATCTGTGCTTGGTCACCCTTTACTACACCATCAATGTAATCGGTGATGGGTGGGTATTCTTTAGCCCTTGCATACTTGTAAGCGTCAGGGTCTTGCCAAGCATTAACCAAAGTTATGTCAATCTCAACCTTGTTACCATCTTTGTCAAAAGCACCTGTGCCATCAGCAACACTAACGACTTGTGGATATAGTTTATATATAGCTTTATGGTTCATCCTGCTATCTCCAATAAAGTTAAAAACCCATTATTTGCAGTTCCTGTTGACGATGCATTAGTTACACTATGTTGAATTTTGTAAGTTACAGCAGAAGTTGTATTAGGGGCATCTAAAATATTAAAATTCATTGTGCCTGATATTTGCAGTCCACCGCTAGCAGATTCAGCTGAAAGTTCAACTGAAGCAAGGCTTGTAGAAGTTCGCAAAATTTGCTGAATATATCCAACATTTGTAGCAGCTACAAGACTATTTGAGCCATAACTCATCCAAAGTACAAGGATTTTATTTCCAACAGCACTCGGAGTAATGGTTGCTGTTGCGTTTGTTAAATCAACAAAAGAGGTACTTGTTGTGCTTACAACACCAACGGCAATAGAATTTTGCACCACCTGAATTACATTACCAGCTTTAGGTGATGTAGTTGTAAGAACTGTTCCCGATATGGCTGGTAAGGTTAATACAGTAGTACCAGCAACGGCTGGTTCTTGTAATGTAACGCTACCTGAAGTTGAACCCTGTAATATAAGACTCATAGAATTACCCACCTTACTCCAGAGTTAACTGTAACTGAGAAACCAGAACCAATAGTAATAGCTCCTACGGACATACCGTTATAATTCATTGTAATATTCTCATCAATATTTGAAGCGTTATAAGCAATTGCTTTTACTGCAGCAGTACCAAAGTATTGACCACCAGCAACTGCAGAGGTTGTTACTGCAGTGATTAAACCTTTACCGTTGACTGTGATAACTGGAATAGCACTTGATGAACCAAATGAACCAGTGTTAGAATTTACTGTAGCAAGTGTTAAAGCACTTGTACCAATAGTGCTAGTAGCATCGCCAGAGAATGCAGGAAGTCTTGCTGCACCTAGAGTACCGCTAGAGATATTTGTAGCGTTTAACGCTGTTAGGGAAGCACCAGAACCACTAGGACTTAGAACATCCGTCCCAATAACAAGACCTAGATTAGTTCTAGCAGTAGATGAGGAAGCAAGATCGCTAAGATTGTTTGCTTTAGCTACAAATAATGCAGGATTAAATGTAGCAGCAAGTGCAGCAGCAGCTTCAGCGTTAGTCTCTGCAGTCTCAGCGTTAGTTTCAGCAGTTTCAGCGTTAGTTTGTGCAGTTTCTGCAGCAACCTGTGCAGCGATAGCAGCGTCTTTAGCAGCTAGGGCTAAGAGTACTTCACTTGCAGCGTCTTGAGTAGCATCGCCTGAACCACCTGCTCCACGATAAATTGCCAAGGTCTATCTCCTTATTTGTTTAAATACACTCAGCGAATGCACTTAAAGAAAACTCCCCAGCCGAAGCTGGAGAGTCTTAGGAACTACTATTAGCCGTTGACTGCTAATACAAAGCCAGTCTCAGGACGTACTACTTTAACACCGTAGAGGGTGTCAGCAGTGTACAGAGTAGATAAATACTCTTGTTTGTACTGAGTTTGGCTACGTACAGACATCTGCTCAGCCAATACCATTGTATCACGATGAGCCAAGATAGCTGCTTTAACATCTCCACCAACGCTGTTGTTAGCATCAGTTTCAATGATTGGAGCATTACTTGTTACATAGATATCGATACCATAGAGCTGACCGATCTGACCGTTGTTTACACCACGACCATCAACGAAATCAGAGCTATTGTAACGATCAATACCCATGATAGCTGCACGAAGTGATGGAGGAACAGCGAAGAAGCGACCATCCATTGGGGTATCAGCATCGTCCATGAGCTTGATTAAGGCACGGAAGCCAGCGTCAGTGAATACGTCAGCAGCAACTACAGTGTCTTCAGCGTAAGCTGTGAGACCAGTAGAAGTGTCGATGTAATAGCTGGTGCTGTGTGTCCAGTCAGAAGCGTCACCGTTACCAAAGGACTTGCCTAATTGGAACAGTGTGTCGTCAACCTTCTTAGCCAAAGCATAGCCAGCGTCGTCAGTGTAGAAACGACGTAGTGATGCCAAAGCCTGAACTTCGACGATGTCTTCGATGAAACGTGAGTACTCGAAATGCTGGTCAATCGAAACTAATACTTCTGTCTCGGTATCAGCTTGGATGGTAACTGTAGTGTTAGCTGCTTTAGCTGTTGCAACACCACGTGTTGGCTTAGGAATATGGAGCGTATCGCCCTTCTTACCTTTCATGGTCATTTTATTGACCAGGTTTGCCAATACTAGGTTTTTCTGATATGCAGCGATTACTTCATCAGACCAGATTTCTGGAATGAATTTATCTGCTTGTGTTTTTGCTACGATTGAACCTGACCCACCTGGGTATGCTGCTGTTGCCATTTTAAATCTCCTAAAATTAAATTAAATTAACGTACCCGTCCGTCTGCGTAAGCTTGGAGAATTTCTTCTGCCATGCTTTCGTATCTGGAAGGATCTTGCATTCTTAAGCGAATAAGATCTGCACGACGATAAACAGGTTTTGTTGACTCTCCAGTGCCACCTTGTTGGACAGCAGCAGTCTTAAGTGCCTTGCTTCGGCTTTCTCCATCGACCTTCTTCAGCGATTCGTCAGCAGCTTTAGTAGCTTCTACTTTTTGTTGTTTGACGTTGCGTATAGACTTATAAGTCTCTAGCAATTCTAATGCTGAATCTACATCGTAGTTGTTTGCCTTAGCAAATAATTCCATCCGTACCTTTGATCCTTGAATCCAAGAAGCAAAGTCTTCAGATTGTGCTACACTTAAATAATCAGGATGAGCTTTCTCAATCGTCTGCAATGCACCTACTTGGGCTTGTTGAGCCTGTTGTTCTTGCAATTGCTTTAAGAGTGGGTTATTCGCTACTGCCTGATTTACTGCCTTAGCAGGGTCTTCGTACCAATCAATCTCTTGTGCTTTACTTGGCTGTGTGTCGTGCTCCGTTTCGAGTTGTTGCTTTAGAAGTGAATCAGCTAACTTGCGTACTTCACCAACCTCTTGTGCCTGTCGTCCGATTAACTTCTCGGCTTCTTGGTGCATCCTGATAATCTCGTCTAGAGCTTTACCACGATACTTCTCAGGTAGTTCTGGAGCAGCCTCTTCAGGTTCTGCTGTAGTTTGTTCTACAGCGTCTGGGGTTATACTCTCTTCTTTGGTTGGATCAACGTACTTCTCGTTAGCATCTACTTCGGGCAGTTCGATAAAATTAGCAGCCATGTATATTCTCCTGTCGCAATGCGATTTTAGGACATTTAAAATAGCTCGGTGGTCAAGAGTCCATTTACGAGCCGTGATTTGCTGTTGTTTTCCTCTCCACAGCCAGCTTCTCAGCTCTCTGTCTAGCCCACTTCGATGTTGCTGAAGGGTGGTCGCCACTGATTGGATCTAAATAGATCCTCGGTGGGGTGAGGATACGGGTAGCAGTCCCGTCACATACGCTACACCGAACTTCTTTTGTGTCTACATCGACGAAGGCTTCGGTGATATGCGAATCTTTACACTTAAAGTCGTACATTTGTCTAGGCATTGTCTTCCTCTACTAGGAGCTGCTCATAAACTTCTGTACTAGACTCTCTTAAAGTTTTAATCCAGTTCATTATGGACATTTCGCCCTTCTTGAAGTGGAGTTGTTGTTCTGTTTCTATACCGCCTAAGCGGTCTGTAGCTTCAATCATGATTATGATGTCATCAACCAGGTCTTGCCAGCCCTTGGTAGCCATCATAGCAAAGCGATTTTCGTAATAATCCTGTAATTCTCTATTCATTTTAATCTTTTTCCTTGACTTTGGAGATTAATTGTGATATACTGTAAATATTATACCACATTTTTACTAAAAAGTCAAGCTATTTTTTATGTTTCTGTTGAACCTTCATATTCAATCAATTCTTGGTCAATGCTTACAGACGGTTCAAGTTTCCATACTTGTTTCCAAGCACCGTCTATCATTTGTGGTTCACACTCTACGGCTACCATTCCTGATTCTTTAGGGGCTGGTGTAGGAATAACCATCAAAATATTGTTTTGTGTAAGTGCTTCAACATTGACTGTGTCAGGAATACTTCCATCGCTGTTTAATAAAAATTGTTTCATGCGTAGTCCTTAGAAGAATGTGATAACCATAACGCTTCCATCACCCCCGTTACCACCAGCACCTGAGTTGTAAGCATTTTGACAAGCACCACCCCCACCACCACCAGCAGAGTTTCCACCGTTTCCACCGTTACCACCATTAGCTAATAATTGAGATGCACCACCACCACCACCATTGCCACCTATGTAGTAATTAGTTGAATTAGAGCCAGCAACTCCGTTTGGAGAACCTGTTGTGCCAGCAGCACCACCACCGCCAGTTGTTGTTGATGTAGTTGATTTAACCCCTGCACCACCCTCTCCACCTGCTGCCCCAGCTAATGCTACTGGTGTTGCTGCAACTATGCCGCCACCTGTTGCACCGCCACCGCCTGATTTGCCGCCTTTATTTCCAGCAGAACCAGCAGACCCCCTTATAGCAGTTTCGCCACTTCCTGTTAAAACAGTTGTTCCTGTTCCAACAATAGAAACATAATTAACAGAATTGCTTGTACCACTACCACCACCAGTTGTTCCTGTACGACCACCAATCCCACCAGTTCCCCCTCTAGCTAAGCACCAAGAACCAAAAGAAGAAGTGCCGCCAGCATTTCCGCTATTGCCATTTCCAGCTACTGTTACAGATGTACCACCTGTGCCACCTAGACCCGTTATTACTGTTTCTGTACTTCCCAATAACACGGCAGGAATCATTAACTCAGACCAGCCACCTGTAAAGCCACCACCACCGCCTGATATAGCAGCATTTGTTGGTGAGGCTATTTGTTTATAGCCCGAACCACCACCACCACCAGCACCTTGACAAACAATGTAAACCAACTTAGCATCTGCTGGTTTAGTCCATGTAGATGTTCCAGCAGTTGTAAATTCTTGGATGTTGGCAGTAGAGATACCACCACCTGCTATTGTTGTCCAAGTAGTATCATAATCAGTATTACTTACTTTTGATAGTACTTGACCTGTAGTTCCTCCAGCAGCAATGCCAACACCAGCATCACCTTTGTCACCTCTAACACCATTTGAACCGTTTGAACCACGCTCTCCAACAACTGTTTTAGTTGTTTTAATTTGTGATCCATCGGATAAAGTTAATAGAAGTGTATCATCAATAGCTATTTCAGCATCAACAATCTTAGGAGCTTCTTCTCCGTCTTCCCCGTCTTTACCGTTTATACCATCTTTACCATCTCTACCATCTTTACCATCTATTCCAGGCTTGCCATCTGTACCATCTTTACCGTTATCTCCTTTATCGCCTTTAGCCCCTTTTAAAGTAGGGTCTGTTGTAAGTGCAATAAATCTATTCTCTAATTTCTTTTCTACTTCTTTAACAGCATCAACAATTAAATTACTATTTTCTTCTAAAGTTTTTTCCTGTATTTGTTTGTTTTCAATAAGAGTTTGCTCAATCATTGCAAGAGCAGCTTGTTGCTCCTCTAATGAAAGAGTAGTATCTTCTAGTTGGAGGATAAAATCTTTAATGTCTGTCATTATTATAACTTACTCGATAAGTTTTTTAAAAATTCAGCATTAGTCTTTTGAATACGACTATTCTTTTCAGCCATCTGCATTTCTACAATTTTAGAGTTTTGTTTTAAATCTGCTTCTTTTAACATCAGTTCTGCTATTTTTACTCTACGATCAAACTCTTGCTGAACTTGATCATTAGGATTATTTCCTTTTGATAAGTCACTTACAATTTGAGCTTGAGCTTTCTGAGGTGCTAATTGAGTTTCTACAACAGCTTTCTCAGCTTCTGCAGCAGACTTAGCAGCATCTGCTTTAGTCTTCTCTACAAGAGCTTGTTTACCCATCATCTCTAACTGCATGTTAGCTTGTTGCATTTCAGCTTGCTGAGGATCAGGCTGACTCATCTTCTGTAGCGTAGCTATAATTTCTTCACGATTAGAAAGACTAGAAGCAGCAATAATACCCTGCAACAGTACTGGAGTAATTGGAGACTGAGCACCTAAAGTAGACATTAAGCCCATCATCTGCTGTTGTTCGTACTCACGAGCTACCATTCCTAGGGTAGATACAGGCAAGAACACAAAGTCTTGTACAGGATAACGATCTGGGTCAAACTGCATGAATCTGTAGGCAGCTTTAGTAATGAAGGGGATTAAGAAGTCTTCTTGGAAGTTAATTAAGGTACGCTTGTTCTTCTTCATCAAGCCTGAGAGAGCCATAGATAAGCCAGCACCTGAGGCTTCACCAGAAGCTACTTGTCCAGGCATAGCAGTACTATCAATTGTACCTGTAGCTTGGAGGAGCATTGCTTGGAAGTTCTGAGCAGTCTGGAAGTTCTGAGGATCAGTCGTACCAAACTTGAATGGCATCATAATCTCGTTAGGATTACCGTTGACTAAGATATTCTTACCAGGACGTACATCAAACTTAGCACCACGTGGTAGCCTTGTAGCGTCCATAGCCATCATAGGTGATGTAGTAAGAGCTAAGGAATCTAAGTGACTACGGATCTGAGCGTCAATAGCTTTTTGCATATTGTAGCCCTTCTCAGCAGTACCACGACCCCAGAAACGACCAGGCATGGAGTCAGCTTGATAAGCGACAATAGGACGATCCTTCATCATGTAAGGATTCTCTTCAGCTTTTAAGAGCCACTGATCATCAGCGATGATGACAATAGCCTCTACCATGTCTTGGTAGTCTTCAGCCATAGAACCTTCAGGGAATAGATCTACAATCTCTTCTCCGTCTTTCTTCTGTAACTCTTCTAAGTATTCCTTAGGAACAAGACCATAGTAGCGAATGACTCGTACCTTATCGTCCTGCTTAGGAGATATCTCTTGTACAGGTTCTAAGCTCATGTCGCTGTAGCTAGGAGTGATTCCTACCTTACGATATGTACCATCGACCATGCCCTGAACAATCTTGTAATAAGGGACATACTCCTCAATTGCAACACCTAAGGATGATTCTATATCACGAGCGTTAGGGTCAATGAGGAAGTTACGACAGTTGATTGGGTGGAGTTGAACCATGAACTTCTTCTGTTCACTTACACCGATAGCTGCCATAGCAGTGCCAGGGATAGGCTGGGTGGAAGGAGACATCACTGTCTTCTCTTCTACGGTAATCTCTCCGATACCTGTACCGTATAGTTCTCCTAAGAGAATAATATCATCTAATGCTTTCTTAACCTTTGAGAACTTAAAGTCCTCATGCATCTGTTGACGTACTAAAGCAATGTCATTCTTGTCTTGATCCATACGATCATCAACAATATCAAAGAACTCACCACGACCAAAGACAGCTTCAGAAATCTCAGCTTGCTTCGACTCAACAGCTTGCTGGAGGGCGGGAGTAACAAGACGAGATCTCTCGGACTCACGAGTCTTGTCAAGCCCATCCCAGATTCCTCTGAATAATCTTTCATACTCTTCCCATTTATCTAAGTAGTTCACATCTCGGTGATCTCTCCAACGATTGCAATGATCTACAATGAATGAGACTAACTCACGATCACCTTCTGTTGCTATGTCTTCTTTAAATTCAGCCATTCTTACATTCCTTCAGGGATTGTGGATTGTGGTACTTGCATTTGAAACGGATCTGCCATCGCTGCCTGAGGAGCAATCTCAGCACGAGGAGCAGTCATGTTATCAATTGTTACACCTGCCATCATGTTCTGAGGATCTGTCTCGATAGCTCTCATTGCAGGATTAGCAGCTCTTTCTGTGGCACTCATACCACGACGCTGCTCAGTCTGACGAGCGAATACTTCTCCAGCTACTTTCATGTAGTCTGCTACAGCTTTATTATAACCCTGACTTGCTTGGTCTTTAGCTTGGAGTGCTGTGCTTATTGTAGGATAATTACTAGCTTTTGCTATAAACTTATCTACCATTTGTTTATCTTTAAACGATTGCTCTAAAGATTTACGAGCAGATAGTCCATCTGGTCTAGATAACGCAGCAATTGCTTCTGCTACGTTGTCAGGATTAAATCCAAGCTTCTCTGTCTTTCCAAAGCGTAGGCTTTCAGCAGGAGATTGAGTAATAGCTTTTGTTAAGGAACTGGTTGCTTGATTGTAGGAGTCGTTCTGGTTTAGAACACCAGTAAAGCTTTCACCTCTAGTGAATAACTCTTTACCTTGGACATAGTGTTGGATCTCGTGTAGAGCTACTTTAACTGGAGTATCTTCTTTCTTCCAGTCAGGATGTTGGCGATTAAACAGGATCATGTTCTGCTCAGGAGCGTAAGCTGCTAAACGAGGGGAGACAGGATCATCGATAAAACTAACTGTTACGTCTTCGATGTCTGGATACGCTTTCTTTAACACATCTGCTTTGAATATTTCATCGAAGGTTAAGATTTCATTCTCAGGGATCTTATTAAGATCTACACCTTTTTGTAAGTCTACATTCTTATCGCTGATCTCTAGCATTGCCTTGTTAGCTACAGGATCAAATGCTATGGCTTCTTTAGCGTAAAGATTATCCCACTCCTGGGCAGGTAACTTAAACCAATCACGCTGTGCGTTCTCTAAGAGATTCGTAGCAGCAGGAGCGTCAATCATTCCTGCCTCACCTAAGTTACTAATACCTTCTCTACCAATAAACATCTCAGGGACGAGACTAGGTGTTGCTCTTGTAGTGCCTTTAAACAAGCCTTGTGCTTCCAGGTTATCCACTAACGCAGGAGCTACCATCCTAAACAAGCTACCAGTTATACTCATTTAATATCCCGATATAAAATCATTAGGTTCATATTCATCGTCCATCTCATCTGTAAAGTATGTTGTTACAGCTAACTGGTCGACATAAGATAAAGCATCCACTAAGTCGTCATGCACCTGCGAAGTAGGGAACATTAGAAGCTGATCCACAAACTGTGTCCAATTCTCTTCTTCATTCAGTGTTACCTTACCATGCTCGAATCGTCCTTGTAATGCCCAGACAATCCTTTCAGTCTTTTGTTTACCACCATGCGTTAAGTCTTGTATCGTTGCGTAGACGTTGTTTGATCTCATTAGATCACTGAGGTAGGGCAGTACAGCGTTACGTACTGTTCCTCTTTCAATTCCTACACCTACTGGTTGAAAGTCTCTGATGTTCTTAAGAATCCTAGCTGCAGCATCCTTAACATCCCAGCGTCCATGCTCAATCTTCTTTATAAACCATTCACCATCTTCAGTTACTTTAACCACTGCGATAGCTGATTCATCTAATTTCTTTGCTCTAGAGGAGGAGTAGTTAACATTAGTAAAACCTGCTAAGTCTATTGCTATGTAATAAACACCTTCAGCAGGTTCTTCTCCGTACTTTATCCACTGTTCCTTGAATAAGTCTGTTCCTGCGTTATCAAAGCTTGCTTCGTATTCCTGCTTAAAACTAAACGAAGATAATGTCTTCTTAGCTCCCTCAATTTCTTTAGGATCGATAAGTGGGTTATCCTTCGTCGTAAAGTGCCAGCTCTGCCACTCCTCATCTTCTTCAGACGACCCCAAGTTATACATATCGTAGAACCAGTTGCGTCCCTTCGGAGTGCCAATAAAGAGTGCTTTACCCTTTTTGTCTGATAACGAAGCACGTAAGACCTTCTCCCAGGTATCTGGTTTAATGTCAGCTACCTCGTCCAAGACCAGGAATGTTAAGCTGACCCCTCGAAGGGTATCTGGTCTATCAGCACCTCTGACGTAGATCTTAGCACCATTAATCAAAGTGATGTCCATGTTATTCACATGGGAGTTTGCTATCACATCTCTACCTAGCTCCATCAGCAAGTCCCAGATAATCTGTCTTGCTTGCCCTTGGGTAGGAGCTACATACATCACTGCTGAGCCTTGAGGACACCTCAGTCCCTCTACCAAGAGGGCTACTGCTGAGAGTCTGCTC